CACTGCATTTTCGCGGACCTCTGCATTTCCGCAGACCACTGCATTTTCGCAGACCACTGCATTTTCGCGGACCCATGCATTGCCATCGTGAGAAAGATTCTCTTCTTTCTCAACAAATCCGCCAAGCTCTCCAGCTTTTACGTTTCCGAATTCAATCAGTGCCTTAATTCTAAATAATTTTTTTTCAAACGCATTTGTGATAAATTCTGTTGTTAATTCAAATTTTTTCATTTTTCTTCTCCCTTTCTTGGCTTCCATTTTCCTAGTATTTGTTGCAATTCTCTTGGTGTTAGCGTTTCAATTCCTAAGTCTTCCGCTTCCTGTATCGTGCCTTTGATTAGCTCACTCATTTCCCGGCTGTCGTAGGTGTGTGAACCTCGCATGAGCCTGTAAAACACAACTTCTTTACCTTTTTCTAGTCGCCGTCCTATCGCAACCGTGTGAACGTCCTCTTTTTTGTACATGATGTCGGTTGGGACATTAGTTTTTAAAACTGCTATGTCCCCTTTTATCAGTTCCGGCTGTCCATATCTGCCTATCATCAAATTTTTGGCTTCCGCCTTGCTCGTGCCGACTTTCTCCGCTATCTTGGTGATCAGGACGTGGAAATAGGCGTTTGCTGACAAGCTTCTTTTCTTGCGGAACGGTTTAATTATTACGGACAGTTTTTCCAACTTTTTCAGTTCGTCCACACCCTTTATAAACCGCTCCGCCTCGTTGATCTCCAGGGTAACTGTTATCTTTTTGCTAAAATAATCCACCGCTAAGTTTTTTATTTTCCCAGTTAAATCCATGCTATTTCAGTCCTAATTCCTTCATGGCTTCGGCATATTGTTGTTGTGTCGTCTGATACAGTGATTTTAAACCTCTTTGGCTTGCCCATTCTTTGATCTGGGCTTCCGTCATTCCTTTTTTTTGCATCAGATCATAGAGCCGTTTTGCTTCTTTCTCTGTGACAACCTCGTTGCGTTTATATTCGTCTGTATCTGCATCTTTGGAATCGTCCAGAAGAAACAAGCTATTTAAAGCGTATTTTCTCGCGTAGCTCGATGCTGAGCCGGTAACTTGTGCCGCATCCATCTTTTTTTTGCTTTCTTCTTCTCTGGCGTATGCCGTAGTGCAAAAACTGCCCTCGCTTTCTATGTCTTTTAAAATTGCTGTCGCCTTTATGTAAAATCGGTTGCCCAGCATGATAATTTCGTCGTTTACGGCTAATATTAAGCCTTCCCTGTCCAATAAAGGCTTTACTGCCTCGTAGATGTCTTCTAAGCTCCTATAGCTATAGCCGCCATACTCACTGTATTTACTCTTGGGTACCTTTAATTCTGTTTGGATTTTCTGTAACTTTTTGTGTATGTCTCCCATCTTTTTTACCTCACGATCACGCTCTTCGAAGTCTCAATATGTGCCCCTGTGACTGTTTCCCCGGCTTTAATCGCCTTTTTAATCGCTGTCTTGTCCGCCTTCGGCTCTGGAATCCTGATGTATTCCTCTGTCAGGCTGCCTAAGTCGTCAATAGTCACAGACTCACTATTTCTGTATGACACGCTGACTCTTGCCGTCTTGAGCTTTTTGTCTCCCAGTAAGTACGGTAAATATTTTTTCTTGCTGTCTATACCGTTGTTGCAAGTTCTGAGCCGTTGCGTAAGCTTGTCAATCTCCTCTTTCAAAGCTTTAGCCATTGCCGCGTCATTTTTTATTGATAATGCGATATTTTCGGCTTTCTGGATATTGTCAAGTTCTAATTCTTCCATGGCACCCTCAATAATTTCTCCTGTTTCTTCGTCCATACAGCCCATGATTGCACTGTCAATCTCGTATAGTGTCATTGCTCTAATTCCTCCTCATATCTCTCGTATTCGTTGTAGTTCGCCGCACCTCGTTTAATTGCTTTGTGTGCTGTTCTGCACTCATATTCCGCCTCAAGGCGCTGTGTCTTTAAATACTCTCTAGCCGGGTCAAATCTTCGTTCCATTTCCTGTACCCCATGTCTCTTTAATAGCCTTGCTCAGTTCGTTGTAACCTCTGGCGTATGCCTCTATCTTTTTCATGTTGTCGCTTCTTTCAACGCCCAGTCTAAACAGCTCAAGTAACCCCTGTGCTACCTCTTTGTCTTTAACGGTAATCGTGACTTCCGCCGGGATCACTCCTTTTCCTGTCACTTCGTCGTCGTATTCCCTCACCGGAAATCCAACCGCATTAATCATTGTGTTATTCATAACCTAGCCTCTCTTTCTTTCCTGCTATCCAATCCCCTAACGCTCCCTCGCACTGTTCCGGGGTATAATTTTTATTATCCTGCTCTAACCGCCCAACTATTTCTCCCAGTGTGGGTAGTTCTGGTACTGTTTCTTTTCGCTCTATCGCTCCCGCCGCCTGTATCATCTCCCGCAACTTAGGCGGATACTTGTCTATCTCCTTTTGTGCTTCTAACGCCGCTCTGTAGCTCCTCAGGAAATTTGACTGTATGACCGTCTGAAAGTCCGCTGAATCTACTACCGCCCAGTCATGGAGCGTCTGTGGCGTTCCTACTGCCTTTTGCAACGCAGGGGGCAGTTTGTCAAACTCCTCTCTGTAACCGTAAATCCCATTACTGCACGCCTTTGCCACTGTCGCCCACGCTTCCTGCTCGCTCAGGTAGCTGCTTCCTGCCTTGAGCTTGCTGGCACACTCCAAAATATCTGCTGGTGTTGGTGGAAACTTGCCGGTTGTCATGTACATCTGCGCCGCTACGCTTATTGTCTGATAGTCGTTATTTTTGCCTACCAGCCGGTACCACATGTCTAACGCCTGTTCGTTGGGAACAAATCCTGGAGCTGTGTAAACGGTCTTTAGTGCAGCCACGATTTTAGAAAACTCCGAAATCGTCATACATTCCGCCTCCCTCCTGTTCTTTCTGTGCCGCCCAGTGCTGTATATCTCCGTACAGTCGGTCGTTAATGTTCTTCGTGTTGTCATTACCTGTCTTCAGTTCAAAAAATCCTAACCACTCCTTGTCCAATGACTGGTCTATGATTTTTTTCATCGTTCCCAAATCTCCGCCAGACAACTCATGTAATTTTTTGAGCAAAGCTTTCAAGGCTCTGTCTGTTCTTACTGGCTTTCTGATTTTCTTACGCATAGCAAGGAATTCCAAAAACTTGCGGTTAAGTTCTTCGTCCTCGAAATACTGTTCCGGTTCTTTCTTTGCGCGCGCACTCTCTTTTATTCCTTTAGTACTTGATTCCTTAAGTATTTTATTATTTAAGTATTTTATTCCTTTAGTATTTAATTGCGTTGGATTTTCCTGTATAGGTTTTTCCTGTGTTGGCTTTTCCAATATAGGCTTTTCCTCTTTAGGTTCTTCCAATACAGGTTTTTCCTGTGTTGGCTTTTCGTAAATGTCGTAAACTGTACCGCTTACCTGTCCTTTTTCGTTTCTCTCGCGAGTCACTTTCAGGTATCCGAACGTTTTTAACTCTTCTAATGCGGCTCTCACGCCGTCTACGCCGTCTTTATTTAAATTTGCCAGCCCCTTAACTGTAAAGTCCCAGTCTTCCGGTAAACTAAGCATAAGACTCAGTAAGCCTTTTGCTTTTAAAGACATACCCTTTTCTCTAAAATGATAATTCGACATAACGGTGTAGTCTGTCGTTTTATTTATTCTCATTACTGCCATGTCTACCTCCTATCTTGACAAATTGCCAAGTCTTTTGTATGATTTACTTGTATGATTTATCGTAAGAGCTTAATGGTATGGCTCTTCCTTTTTTACCTCATGCTCTACACCGTCTTTATCAGTGTAGAATACTTTGTCATACTCTACACCTTGTTGTCGTCCTAAGAGGGTGTAGAGTAATCTAATAACATACTCTTTTCTTGGAGGTTCATTCATTTTTTTATTCACCCCCCTACCATCACAAAGAAATTATAATTGCTATAATCTTTTCCGGCGGTATGTGTTACCACACCAACCCAACTGGACGAGATCCAGATAACCAACGCTACTGACACGATGGTCAGTAAATTGTACATAGCCCTCATTTTTTACCTCCTATACCTCAAATCTCTGTTGACGGTTATACTCGTCAATCTTTAACTTTGTATTTGTTTTTGGTTCCCAGTGGTCTACATAGTCAATAGCTTCCTCATAGCGTTTGCGAGGGATGTTGTTCCGGCTGTTAACTTTAAATCTGTCTTGCAAGTCCCTGTTGCACTCTGCGAATACAACTTTACTGATATATGCATATGCCTCTGTGTCCTTGCCGCCTAATGCGTTGAGAACCGCTTTATTGACGTGCTGTCGCAGTGTTTGCTGTTGACCGTAGTCAATCACCATGTTACTCTCAAGGCTCTTTATGCGGTCTTCGTGGTCGTCTATCATGCCCAGTTGAATACGCATCATTTCTTGAGGGGATAACGGCTTGCAACTGCCTGACTTTCTGACAGATGGAAGAAGTTCGCTTGTTACCCATCGTTTGAATTTTTTTGCACTAGGCATTTTGCTCGAAAGAATTAGGCTATAAAGTCCGGACTCGTTGATAATGGTCGTTTCTTTGTTCTGCTTGCCATCAAAAAGCATCATTTTACGTTTGTCTTCCTCGTCTACATGGCGGTTAATATCTCGGCTACCATTTCGGTACTCGAGAATCTCAGCTATGTCTTTCCCAACAAACCAAGGTTCATTCTCAATAATTAGTGTGCGAACCTCTCCGAATTCGTTATTTTTAAAAATTTGAATATTATTCATCTAGTCACCTTCCTTTCTGCCCTTCACGCAATCCTATTTTTTAGGATTCTCTTTCCACAAAAATATAGTCCATAGGTATACCGGAAAGCTCACTAATTCTACGAAGTTGTGTAAGGTCTGGTTCTGTTTTCCCCGCTTCCCAGTTTGTGATTGTTGCAAGAGATACGCCGATTTTCTTGGCAAACTCTCTTTGACTTAAATTTGCATTAACTCTACAAGCCGCAATGCAAATTCTAGGAATCTGTAACATCATTTTGTTTCGCCCCTTTCGTTTGTTTGTGATTTAATTATAATCCTAAAATATAGGATTGTCAAGCATAAATTTAATTTTTTAGGATTTTTATTGAATTTTTTAGGATTGTATGTTATTATAATGATGCAACCAATTAAGCAAAAGATAGGAGGAAGACAATGACAGAGGAGGAACAAAAGAAAATTTTTGCTAATAACTTAAATCATTATATTAATGCTAGCGGGAAGCAACAAAAAGAAGTGGCACGTGAACTCGGATTTGCTCAGACAACTTTTAATACTTGGTGCGTGGGAAAAATAATGCCAAGATCGGGAAAGATTCAAGCTATCGCGGATTACTTCGGAATCTTGAAAAGTGATTTAACAGAACAAAAGAAATACGATGATTTAGGTGGCGAATTCATGGATGTTTGTGTCAAGATAAATTTAAGTGATGAACGTTTTCAAAAAATCGTAATAGATTACTATGATTTATCTAAAGAGAAAAAAGAAGCATTTTGCAGTTTTTACGAAAAGTTTATACTCCGCGACTAAGATTAAGAAAAGGGAAAATTAGTTTCCCTTTTCTTGCTTTTCTAAAGACTTTACGCAGTCGAGCATAATCTTTAAGAGTCGTTCTTGTTGCACGTTATTTAATCGCTCAATTATTTCTTTCTTATATTCTTCTGCCATCTTTACTCCTTTCTGACACGTACTTTTAATAGTGGTTTTTTATTATATCATAATATTATGGCTCTGTTAGACAAAATATGAAGATTTATTTAAATTTATACTGACAAATCATTTTATTTATTATATAATTTATTTACAACAAACTATTTTGCTAATATTTGCAATATGGTAATAATAAAAAAGGAGAAGAAAACATGAGCAAGGAAAAAACTAAAGTTTGTAAGTACTGCAAAGAAGAGATTGACGCAAAAGCTAAAGTGTGTCCTCATTGTCAGAAGAAACAAGGCGGCAAGATGAAATGGGTAATTATCATTATCATCTTTCTGGCTGTTTTAGGTATGGCAATGGGTGGTGGTGATGATGATAGTTCTTCCACTGATTCTTCAAAGAGTACCGCCGCAACAACAGCAGCTAAGAAAGAAACTGCCAAAAAGGAAGAAACAAAAGAGAAAGACAGCGTAAAGGTTGGCGAATCTTTTGAAAATGACGGTTTAAAAGTAACTGCGAAAAAAGCCGAGTTTGGATATGACGGTGGAGAGTACTTTACTCCAAAAGATGGATGCGAATATGTAGCTGTAGACTTTACTTGCGAAAATGTTGCAGAAAAAGGCGACAAATATGTATCTGTATCTGATTGCGATTGCTATGCAGATGATTCAGCTTGCGAACAGCAATACATAGGAGGCGGCGATTTTGTTAACACTAATTTGTCTCCAGGAAAGAACGTAAGCTTTACGGCATATTACGAAGTACCAAAAGACGCAAAGAAAGTAATTTTAGAATATAGAGCTTCATTCTGGACAGATAAGAAAGTAACTATTAATTTAAAATAATTAGTCTGCTAATAGGATGACTAGCAAGAAGGAAGAATCAATTCTTCCTTCTTTTCTTTTTTCTCAAAATAATAAAAGCACCTGCTAAAGCAAGTGCTTTCACCCCGAACTAATACACCAGTGTCAATTCTCTTTCGTCATTATGTACAAAGTCGTCCGCCTCTTTCAGATTGTCAAACGTTTTTACAATGTTCCACTCTTCGTCCTCGACACTGATTTTCATTTCTGTAATTTCTTCGGTGTCGCCAGAATCCACGATCTCGCCGTCTTCGTCATAGATTTCTGGCAAAATGCAGTATTCCGTAATCAGGTAGCAGCCTTCGGCGTTTCCGGAATAATGGGTAATATCTGTCTTATATTTTTTTAAGACTTCTCTTGCTTCTTCTAATGTGTCACAAGATTTTACCAATTCACTAAAAACATCATCGCAGAAAAATGTACACCCCTGCACTATTTCTGAAATGTCTCTTTCTTTAATCTCTCGTGTGGCTTTGTATACGTTGTACTTTTTCATACTTCCTTCTTTCTCCGGCAGATTCCGCCGCCGGTCGTGTAATAATATTTACATCTCCTTACAGTGGCAGGTTACCCAGCAATTTTGTTGTCCGCAAGGTAATCTGTCGTGTGGAAAATCCCCTCTATTTTCCGGGCAATTTTCGCAATTGTATTCATTTTTATAATCGTACATAAACTCTATGTACTTGTTTCTTTCTTCTGCTGTCATATTTTCCTTCTTTCTCCGGCGGTTCCGCCGCCGGGCGGGTATTTATTTGACTTTGTGATAATATCTTGCTATAATATAGTTGTCCGCATATTGTATATGCGTGTGAGTAGAAATTATTTTGTTGACTATTAAGTCAATGGAGAAGGAGGCTGTTTTCAGCCTCTTTTTTCTGTTTCTAATTTGGCATATTTTCCATACTTTCTTACAATTTCAAAAGCTTTTGTTTCATTTTCGGTCATTTCTCTGACTTCTTTCCATCCATCATCAAGACCCAACCAAATCCATTTTCCATCTTTGCAACTTGGTATTCCACCTTCGGAAAATTCATCCGAGATTTTGTACGCTGGGTTGATAACACGGCCAACATCAAAAAGATTTCTTTCCTTAAAAACGAATGTTTCGCCATTGACAGTTACTATGTGTTTGTAAGATTTTGTTTTTCCTCCCTCATCTCTCTCGGAATATTCCTCGATATTCCATTGGACACCCTCAAGCATTTTTTCTTTTTTCTTGCGATATTGGGAATTAATTTTATTCTTCATATCGTCGTAATATGTCTTGATTTCATCGTAATTATCTAAAATCAATCCTCTAATTACTTTTTCTTCTCCATTTATAATTAAGTGATGATTTCCGAAAAAATGAACTGCTCCCTGCTCCAATTTCTCCATGTCATAGGATACGCCATCATTAATTTTCAATTTGATTACAGCCTCATCATTAATTGTTAATGTGCAATCAAGGTCTTGCTTTTTAAATTTCCATTCTTTCATTTCTTTGTATCTCCTCTCTTGATTTACTCACATTATACACGATAGTGACTATTATGTCAAGAGAAAAATACACGAAAATATATTATTTTTTCTTGATATTTCTTTCAGAATAATGTACTATATATTTATAACGATAAAAGGAGGCTTTTTTAAATGGAAACACGAGCAAGAAAAAGAAGTAACATATATAAAGGTAGTATCTCATATAGTAATTTATGGGACACGCTAGAACGCAGAGGGCTAAAGCGTTCCAATCTATTAGATAAGGAAAGTTTTAATCTTTCCCCGGCACTGGTCAACAAGTTGCGACACGACAGGAACGTGAATATAGATACAATTATGTATTTGTGTGAGAAATTGAACTGTCAGGTGTGCGACATCGTGGAATATAAAAAATAATACATTTTCGTGTATTTTTCTCTTGACATAATAGACATTATCGTGTACAATAATATTAAATCAAGAGAGGAGATACAAAGAAATGAAAAAATCAGTTAAAAGATACAACTTATCAAACATTATGAAAAAAGCATGGGAAACAAAGAAAAGACACCCTAGAAAGAGCTTTAGCTCTTGTTTAAAAGATGCATGGAGAGAAGCTAAACGAGAAGTATTAGCCAAGGAAATGCCAGAAGTAGTTGATGTTATGTTTAGCGGTCGCGACTTAACAATCAATCTTGAGAACGGAGAAATCTCTGGAGAAACTTTCGAAGTAAAAAAACACATCAAATACATTTTTGATGCAAAATGGAATCCAGCTAAGAAAGTATGGGTATCTCAGCTTAAAAATCTTAGAGCAGTTGTAGCTAAAGAATGCGTAGTTTACTAATAAAGAAGGAGAAAAGAAGATGTACGAAAAAGTTTTAGAATCAATCAAAAAATGCAGCTATGATACTATTGGAATCAGAAGAACTTGTGCTGACGAAGATTATAAAGTCGGCGACATCGCCCGCAATTCCTTTTACTGGGACGTTGAGAATGATTTATCATCATACCAAACAGAGCCAGAGGTGATGGACGGAACGTCCGCAAGAGCCATCCTTTTTGACGACATGGACAGCGACGAGGAAAATCTTGAGGTCATCAAGAAGACCATTGAAAGATTTAAAAAAGAATATCCTTGCTGTCTTCCGGAGGAGAAATTTGTTGTTCTCGGTTCTGATCGCATAGAATATGACATCAACGATGGCGACATCATCATGGAGGACGCAGAGGTTTTATATATCTTTTAGGAGGTAATGATATGGCTAGACGGTCGTTGGTAGGGGTAATCCGCGGCGATATGCAAGCTATCGAATACCTTGGGAACAAAATGTATCGGTGCAAATGCATTAGATGTGGCTGCGAGCAAGTGTTACGTAGCACACAATTAAAAGACACTACCAGGTGTCAAGTGTGCGGACAAAAATTTCGCAAGGATATGCGAGGGCAAAAGTACGGTCTTTTAACGGTCCTTGAATATGACAAGAACGGGAAATGGCTTTGCAGGTGTGATTGTGGAAACACCGTTAGCGTAAAATCTAACAATTTAAAGAGTGGAAATACTCGCTCCTGTAGAAAATGTCATAAGGGTTTTTTTAACAATCCCTATTTGGTGGAGGGCACGTTAGTGACCAATCTCACGCAAGGAGTCAGAAAAAATAACACATCTGGAACTACTGGGGTATATTACAACAAACAAAAACGGAAATGGTATGCGCAAATGATGTTCCAGGGGCAAAATTATTTTTTTGGTTATTATAGCAATAAAAAAGACGCCATTGCTGCAAGAAAGGAGGCGGAAGAAAAATTGCATGGTCCATTTTTAGAATGGTACGCAGAGCATTATCCCAAACAATGGGAGGCTAAGAAGAAAAAAGCTAATAGATAAGCTTAGCAGCTATAATTAGCAGCACCCGCCCCGGAGGTACGAAGGCAGGAAGGGAAATAAATGAAAAGAGCCGCTTTATACGTGCGAGTAAGCACGCAAGAGCAAAAGAACAGTGGATTGTCCGTTGATTCGCAGATAGATGCGCTTGAAAAATATTGCGAGGAGCAGGGTTATACGGTTGCTGGCATTTATAACGATGCCGGCATATCTGCACGTAAAAAATACACAAAACGTCCTGCCCTCTTACAGTTACTTGAGGATTGTAAGAAACACGAGATTGATATAATACTCTTCACACGCCTTGACAGGTGGTTTAGAGCCGTTGCAGGGTACTATGAGGTACAAAGTGTCCTTGATGCGTGCAAAGTGCCATGGAGAGCTATCTGGGAGGATTACGAGACAGAGACAAGCCAGGGGATTTTTAAAGTTAACATCATGTTATCTGTAGCGCAGGCAGAGGCAGACAGGGATAGCGAAAAAATACGGTCTGTTATGGAGTTTAAGCGACAGAACAAAGAGTATATAGGCGGAAAAGTGCCTGTGGGGTATCGCGTAGAAGGGAAAAGGATTGTAAAAGACGAAAAGATGCGCGCAATAATTGAGGATATGTTTGAGCATTATTTTCAGACTTTTTCCAAAATGGAAACAGCCGATTACATTTTGAGCAAATACCCTGATTTTATAAGGACTAGAACCAGGATAGTCAAAATTATGTCCAGTCCGGCGTACCACGGGGAAATGTACGGCGTAAAGAACTACTGCGAGCCATACATAACAGAGGAGCAGGCACAAAGAATTAAAGAGGTCTCCAGCCAGAAAAGCTGGATAGATTGCAAGAGGCGTATTTATATTTTCTCCGGGCTGATACGTTGCCCAATTTGCGGTTACAGATTTTCTGGGCGCACGATGGCCAAGGAAGAAAAGAGGTATAAAGTGTATCAATGCCCTAGATCTGCCGCGAAAAAGCACAAAACATACACGCGATCTGAACCAAAATTAGAAACATATATGCTTAATCACATCGAAGAAAAAATACAGTTAGATGTATTAAGGGTGGAAGGTCGTGTGAAGGCAGCCGGAAGCGATGTGGGGAAAAGAAAGAAAAAATTATCCAGTGAACTAGGAAGAATTAACAAAATGTTTGAAAAAGGTAGGATAACAGAAGAATACTATGACGAAAGATATGAGGCTATATCGAAGGAATTAAAAGAACTATCCCAGACCGCCGCAACGGAAGAGTTGGAAACTAAGAAAAAAATACAAAGCAGATTTCCTGACGGTTGGAAAGATATGTATATGCAGTTAGACGAACAAGGCAAGCAGGTGTTTTGGAAAAGTATTGTAAAAGAAATAAAAATATCCCCCAACGAATTTGTGGAGGATATTATATTTTTTTAGTTTTTGTTATGCAGTAACTAGCCGTAACCACCGGGTTAAAACCAGTTACTGTATAACAAAATATTAAAAATAAAGGAGATACAGTTACATTATACAGAAAGAAAGAGGACGTTTCAAGCGCCCTCTTTTATTTTTCGCAAAACCGAACGATATTCTCGCGGATACATTGCTTCTATGGCTTTCATGTGTTCGTCAAGTACATACAGCAAATGCTCAAAGTCTGCTTTCCGGGCTACCTCCTTAAATTCAGATTCCGGCTCGGATGCGTAAGAATAATATGCTGTTTTTGGTGTTGATTGGTTTGGTGCTTTATCTGGCTCCAAATTATTGCGTACATTGTATAAAATCGAAAGCCGTTCGCAAGTGGCGTAGGTTGTTTTTCCTGCCTCTAATGCCGCAATTTCGGCATTAATTTCGCTCATATTAATCATTGCGGCACCCCTTCCTTTTATCGGTCTAATTCTGCTAACGCCCTGCCTAGAGCCGCCTGATCTGTGCTAGACAGATTACTGTCATGCATCATGTCTTTAATGGTCTCTTTTACCTGCATTTTTGCATCGTTGTAAGAGTAATGGCCTCTCACATAGTGCTGACCTCTACGGGCATTGCTATAATCACCGTAATCCATGTCAGGATAACGCCCGCGGCTGTATCTTCCTGACGTGTCCCAGTCACCGCCACGGCTGTATTCGCTGTCGCCTTCCAGATACATAATCTTGTCGATGTTTTTAATCGTGTCTGTCAGTTTGTGGACTGCCTCCAAATCCCCGGCGCTCATGTCGCCTTTGTTCGAAATCTCGTCCAGCTCTCTGCACATCATTTTTTTTAATTTGTGTAATGATTCCATTCTTTGCCCTCCTTTACGCTACTCTCTCGACGATTAAATTGCTATTGGCTATATTAATTGCCTGCGTAGATGTATTTTCGACTGCGATCGTTATGCAGCACCCGCGCGGAACGTCAATAAATGCCGCTGTAAATACATTAAAATATTCGCCTACGGCCGCAGGTGTTACGATTGCTGTCGCACTATTTAATGGTTCTCCGGCGATTGCCAGGGCAATAGAAATAGGTGTCACAGTTCCACCGGCGGGTATGGAGATATTAGCCCCAAAGCTGACCTTATAGCGCGCCCTGCACTGGTTTGTAAGGCCTCTAAGGGTCACAATTCCTGCCCCCTCCCGGTGTGTAATACAGCTACCGCACTTTACGGCTGTCTCTGTGAGCGGTAAATTCTGCCCCGCTGCCACGGTTACGATATTGCTATTAGTAAATTCTGCCACGTTATCACTCCTTTTTTAATAATAAACGGCGGAACGATTGCCCCGCCGCTATAAGCATCATCGGCACAAGCCGAACAATCCCGTCAACGCAGGAAGTTGCTAATTATAAAATTTTAGCATCCGCAACCGGTATTGCACCCACAGTTACCGTACTGATATGGTGCGGAAACCGGAAAAGCCGGCACCGGTCTAGGGTTGTAGTAAGTAAACTGTCCCTGCATATACGCCTTTAAGGTTTCGTTCTGTGATGCCTGAGAAGCCGCTAACTGCGCCGCAAATAACTGCTGATTCTGCTCGGCAATCTTAGCGTCCTTAGCTTCGATTCTCTGCGCTGTGAGGGCATCAAGGATAGCTCTAGCGTTATTATTCTGGTTGTCGATGATGTCTCTTGTGTTGTTTGCGTTGTTAAAGTTTGTCTGGCAGAAGCCGTTTGTAACTTCCTGCTGGATCGCATTAGTATTCATCGCCATATTGTAGTTAACACCTGCGATAGCCTGTTTGTTATCGCAACAGCACTGTGCTAACTGTGCCTGCAAAGCGTTGAAACTTTGCATATCTGCAATCTGCCCCTGCTGGATTGCATTCCGTGTATCATAGCCGTTCTGCTGAATTGTACTATTTGTTCCTGCAAATCCGTTGAGTAGAGAGGTGTTCATTGCATAAAATCCGTCACAAATACCGCTGTTGATAGCATCACCCTTGCGCTCAAGGGAGGAAATGCCGCTATCAATCTGGCGCTGTAAGGTTGCAAAGTCGGAAGCTAATACATAGTTATCTACCGCGCCTCCGCCGCCGTTATTCCATCCATTTCCGTTTCCCCATCCACAGAAGATGAAAAGAAAAAGAATGATAATCCACCAAGCACCGTTACCCTCGCCAAATGCGCCGTTATTGTTGCCTGTGACTGCCGCCAAATCTGCCGGGCTCATTCCGTCTGTTGTTAATCCCATGAAATCACTCCTTTTTATTTATTTAAAACCTTTTAAAAGGTTTTGAAACTGTGTCGCCATACCCTGCAACTGGTTATACTGTTGCTGGCTCATCTGCCCGCTATTTAGCAGATTCTGTACTTCCTGCTTCGGGTCCCCTTGAAACTGCTGCCTGAACTGTTGAAACTGCTGTATCATCTGCATTGGATTGAGATTCATTCAATACCCTCCTTTTTAACGTCTCCATTTGCCTTTCTAAGGCGTTTAAGCGTTCCTCATAGTTGATTGGTTGGCTAGATTGTGAAATCTCCGCTGTGGGCGAATTTGAGCCTTTGCGCTTGTATTCAAACACCTCTAAAAATGGTCTTCCCGTCTGGTCTGCTCTTTTTTCGTAAAAAACTGGTGCTTGACTGTCCCACAGGCGGACAAAAGAATTTGGTGCTACTAAATACGCCTCCGCCGCACCCTGTCCTTGCACCCAAATGCGTTCATCCGGATTGGATTGTTGTTGCATTTGTTGGGGTGGCGTCTGCTGTTGTTTTAGTCGATTTAGTTGGTCAAGATAATCCGGTTGTGGGTATTGCGGGTACTGTGGATACTGTTGTGGATATTGTGGATAACCGAACATTTATTTTCCTCCTTCCCTCCAGTAATATATTGGTGTCATTGCTCCACTGTCCCACGTATCGTAGTAATTGCCATCAATTACCGCTATAACGTGTCCTGACAATGCTAAAATATAACTCCCTTCTGGGTGGTTGTTTGCAAATTCGGAGACGGTACAGGTCATGTATTCGTCTGGGATTATATAACGGCTAAATCCATTGTCTTTGAGGTATGCGCCCCATACTGCGTTAGCCGAGGGCATATCTGACAGCATCAAGCCGTACAGCGCAAGCTGTATGTATGTTTCTTCCCACGTCTGCCCTATGGCTTTTGAGATAGCCCGTACAGTACAATCCCCCACTTTTGCCGCCGCCGGGTTGGGATTCCAATATTGATACATCTCTCCGCCCTCCTTATAGTTTTATTATCTCAAAAAAATAAGCGTGTCACCACGAAGGCAACGCGCTTATTTCTCGCATAATTTTTAAATCATCTTTAGTTTTCTTAAAGGCTGTTTATGTATGGAATTGTGCCAGGAACTAACAAAATTTTTTCCACGGCGCAACTCCACAGCCCCTGTAATCCTCTCGTGCTTATATTCATTTTCTCGGCGGCTTGCTCCTGCGTTAATCCGTCAAAAAGCAAGTACTGTACAGTTTCACGCTCCCGCAAAGTTAAACGGGCGCATGACAAGGCGTAATCAATAAATTGTTTATCGCCTAATTTCCAGAGTTTTTTTATCAAACTTCTGTTCACTGCATCACCTCAAACACGCAAAAATTACGTAAATTTATTTCGTTTTGTCTAGTCCTAAAATCGCTCTAACTTTGTCTGGGAGCAAATCAGGGTTAATTTTGCCGATGTTTTCCACGATGGAGCCAAGCTCCATCAGAATGATGTAGACGCACACGCCTGCGGCAATAGGTACCTGGAAGCCTAGGTCTACATATTTCTGGGCGTAGTCGATAAGATACGCAAGTACCACAAGCATGATGGAGCCAAATTTGTGGTACAATCCTTTCCTCATTTCTGAGGATTTCCACTCGTGGTTGGCACAGGCAGCTACTCCGCCACTAGTCAAGTCAAAAACTACAAAAATACACGTCATTAAGGGCAACATAATATCACTCATCTCCATTCCTCCTATTTCACAATTACTATTCCTCTGTACTTTTCATTTTTACATCTTCTTTTGTTCTCTTTTTCGACTGTTGTTACGTTCTTTTTCCCGTCCGAGAATCTCCATACCCTGCCCGTCTTGCTGTCTTTGAGCAAAACGACTGTGTGAATGGGTGAACCCTCTTCAAACAAAATCATATGTCCCTTTTTCAAGTGTGCTTCGATTTTGTCATTACTCATACCTTTGCGATAGACTGCCGGCTTTCCAGGGCAGATCTGGTTAATTCCCTTTATGATTTCCGTCAGTGGATACTTTGCTCCGCATTTTAGCCTTCTTTTGGCGTACTGCAAAACCTGCTGCATATTTTTCTTGATGCCTTTGTAGCGCAACGCCATATAAAAAGCTACCAGACTACAGCCGTGCGTGCGAATAAATGGGGATTTAAAATTATACTGGCTTGGTACCGGGATTTTTCGCCCGTTATCCAATATGATTCTCCATGGGAATTTCTTCTTGCTGTTCTTATTTTTGTTTGTTACTATTCTCACTGCTTCACCTCGTGTTTCGCTCAGTTACAAGTTCCTCGTGCCCGGACTCAATCAGTATTTTTCTGACTTCGCTTTTTAACAGCCTTGGCACCTCGTCAAAAGTCTTTTTGCCATCGATAATTCTCTTGGCATATAACTGCGCTATCATATACTCATCTCCCTACGCATAAATTGTATCAGACAGCTCCAGCAAGCAATCTGTAAGCATCTCATTTTGTTTTGTAAGCTCTTCTATTTTTTTATTCAGTTCCGGTATGGATGGTGTATTATCGTTAAATAAGTGTTCCGGTTCTTCCCGGTCAACATTTTTAACGATTTCATATTTTCCTTCTTCATTTGCCTCTATATGACATGTACCGTTTTCATTACACCACTGTGCAGCTTTTGGAGGGTATAAACCGTCAAATACGTATCCAATATAATATTCTTCCATAATTACACTCCTAACACATATCTTAATACAAAACCTTGATTATTAACGCCTATTCCATTTTGAGCGTTGTTGGACTGATTTACGTCAGCACCCTGTATAAATGTATCACCTATATATATATATTTGTTTAATCCGTAATATGGGTTACACATTAACATACCATCTCCCGGTCGCCAGGCAACGTGCTGTTTAGGTACGAAGAACGATGTCCACCACCAATTATCACAAGCTCCATTACTATAGTGACTCCAGACAAATACGGCACCGTTTAACTGTTCAGATATTGGTTGGTTAAGCGTAAATTTATGACTTGCATTCATCCAATATCCTATAGTGTTAGCATCCCATAAGATAGTATTTTTACCCAATACGCACTCCAAGTCATCGGATACGACCTGGATGTGGTTGTTGTCGACATACATCCCGGTTCCCATAGATTCGTACAGGTCACTATATGTCGAGCCTCCTTTGACAGTCAAAGAAATTCCTGCGATATCCTTGGTTTTATCATAATACAATTCCATAGCCGCTTTGCCGCCGCTGTGGATGTCGTCTGGATCTTTTGTTTGCTGTGTAGAAACAACAATGTTATTACCAGATTGCATTACGGAGCCAGAGCCTTCATAAGTCTTATCACCGTTTGTGTTAGTAATTACGATAGGCGCCGTACCAAACCGTACAATCTCGTTACTGCCATTTCTTACAGCCATACCGCTACTGTCCAATAATGTATTTTGACCTAGGGTATCTCCACGCATATCGCCGACTATTAATCCCGTTCCATCTTCGTATTTCATAAAGTTGGTTGCGGTTTTGGAGGCTTCTTGCTTGGTTTCGTCTATGGCAGAATCTACATCTTCCGGAGCTGGTGTCCAAGCGGTGGCGATGTTGCCGAGTTCTAATTTTAGATTTTTCATATAATACTCGTAATCGCCACCGTTTTGGCCAGCAATCAATCTTATAAGAACTAACCTTTCTTTTTCGTACAATGAATTTTTAGCAGGTATTTTAATTGTACAACTTACCCGATGCCAATTATTTAAATCCTTCTTAGCAGCATTTAATCCCGTATTAGTATTCGGTACGCTTTGAGTCCACCACATATTATTGCCGACTGTGTTCGCATTAGCAGAAAAAAATATATTATCAAATTTTATCAATTTTAAATCAAATGATAACGTAACTGTTTTTTCATATTCAATTTGTGGTATAATGTCTGTTTGTATAAGTATTCCGGTTCCACCCCATCCAGATACTTTTACAGTTCTAATTCCATCAGTCGTATAGCTGAAATGCGATCCGTTTGTATTAATTATGTTAACACCACCATTACTATTACTCCAAGAAGTGTTTGTAAATTTTGAATTTCTAATCAAATTCCTTCCACCGACATCGACACCCTTGACGGTTGAACCAACTGAATATGACGTAGAGGTATTACCATCAGTGTATGTGATAACAGTTTTTGTCCACAAATATGGATTCTCGGCTGATGTATCTGGCGGTGCTGATGTCCATGTTCCGCTAGGAATTGATGTACCGTTTGTCCATGCCTGATAGGTTATGTCTGTAGACTTGATACCATTACCTTTGACTCCCTGTGGCCCTTGAGGCCCGGTATCACCTTGAACTCCTTGAGGACCTTGAGGCCCGGTTGCACCCTTTATCAATGTCCACTTATATTTTGATGGGTCGGTAGAATCATCTGGTGCAAAATCAGTATATTGTCCGATAAACAGCTTATTTGCACTATCACTAATACTAAAGCCTGTTCTACCGTCCGAACTATTTGCATACGCTATGTGTAAATAGCTGGTCTTACCATCAACTCCAATACCAGGGATACCCTGTTCCCCTTTTGGACCCTGCACACCTTCGAACCGACTCCAAGTATATTTTTTAGGGTCCGTGGAATCATCTGGTGTAAAATCAACGTATGTACCTATATAGGTGCTTGGTGTCTCGGTTAGCTGAGAACTGGAAGTAGGGTTAGCGACCGATGAATACTTGATGTGGAAGTAAGATGTCGCTCCCGAAGCACCATCAGCTCCTTTTGGTCCCTGAATTCCCTGCTCTCCTTTCTCACCTTGCAAGCCCTGCAAACCTCTAGGACCAGCATCGCCTTTTTCTCCTTTATCACCTTTTTGTCCTGTGGCACAGATGCCTTCTGTTCTTTTTACCGTATTGTCGGTATAGGTAATAACCGACCTTGTCCAGATGTATTTACCGTCAACCCATGTAGGCGGTGTAGTAGACCACGAGCCCCCAGACAACGTTGTGGCAGATGTGGATTGGTAGTATTCTTCAACGATTGATGATATGCCTTTTCCAGATGAGCCAGTAGCACCAGTTGCACCAGTAATACAGGTACCGTTTTTATCTGGCGAATATGTTACATTACCCGCGCCATCCGTAATTTTAGTTCTCATCCACATGTATTTACCGTTGGTCCATGTGGGCGCTGTGGTAGACCATGAGCCTCCGGACAGTGACGTTGGCGAAGTAGATAGATAATATTCGACATCAACTGTTTCGATTTTAGATTCGATAGATGTTTTCGTTTCTTCCCACGCTTCTTCTAAATTTTGGTTGGAGCCAAATGTAACACTTTTTGCAGATATAGCCAATTTATAAGTTCCATCTTTTGCTTTGTAGTATCTTAAAAAGTGTTCGGCATCTCCCAAATATAACTGGCCGTTTTTATCAACGTAAAATCCCTGTGTGGTGTTATTGATAGAGTCCTTTACGCCGGAATATAACGAGCCGTCTGTGATATTCAACCCGCCAATGGTGGCTCCAAATGCCACTAAATCTTTAACAGATACTTTTTCTGCGGTAACTGATTTAGCAATTATTACAGAGCCATCTAATCCATTTTGATATTTAACATCAGACGAAGCCACTGCTTCGCCAAGCGCATTTACATTTAGTTTGTAGTACAGACCATCTTCGCCTAACACTACAAGTTTCTCGGCCTTAACCGTATTACCCTCAATAAGGTCTCCGCTAATGGTTACACCGATAAGGTGCCCGGTGATTTTTTGATCGCCAACAACAACATCTTTAATCAAACCAGACTGGGCGTAGAAATATTCCATTGCGGCCTTGCCGATGTTGGAAAAATCAATGTTGGCAAATTTTATGTTTGCGCTTTCCACATCAAGTTTTTTGGTATTTAGGTTTTCGATATCGGCGTTAACTGCCTTAAAATTTTCAGCTGTTAAGCCTGCAAATTTGCTATAAGACTTTGCCACCGCATTTACTGCTGTTTGTGCCGCTTCTGCGACAGAGTCGTCTGTTGGTGGTGCCGTGATATTTCCAGTAATCCACGCTTTTCCGCCACTCACACGAATTTTTACCGTATCACCTGTCTTGCAATTAATTGCCATCTGTGCGGGGGTTTCGTCTGCTCCGCCGTCAATGTGGACATATGCCGTTTTTTCGTCAATCCGAAGGACTTTTGCAACTGTATCATATGCCTTTGTTTTACTTTGCTTCATCGTCGAGGCGATCTCTTTTACAAATTCATTCAATACTTTCCACCTCTTCTTTCGTGCGGCAACCATGTTCCAGAGACAGCGATTGTGATGTTATTCTAAATTTTCCGGTAAGGTTATGCCGTGGATAGTTTAAAAAGACCACATCGCCCAAAAGTACATCCTCAAAAAACCGCCGGCTGTACTGTATCGTTCTGGCAGGGTTCTGCAATTCTTTTAGTTTTCTAACGGCGTAAGCCGCTATGTTTTCCCCGGAAGATAATTCAACGCCTGTTTCCGATTTCCATACTTCCCTGCCACGATTTACCGTTGATAAATAACTGTCCGGACTATCATCCCGCGCGATGGCTGCGCCATAATCGTCATGTATTGCCATAAAACAGTTAGGTGTGTCATACCAATTAAATGTGTCTGTTACGTCACACTCCACGATGTCATTTGCGTTAATTCCCACCGTAAGACTGCTATTATTATCATTTGCGCAGATAACAATGCTTCCATCGCCAAGTATTCGTATGCGCCAACCAATGGCATCTAATATGTGTAGTGCCATTGTGAGTCTTGTTTCCCCATCTTCCGCAACGATATTATCTGTAGTTATCGGCGATGTTCCCTCGACATACACAGGGGCAGGGATACAATCATTGAGCAGATTTTTAATCTGCTTTGCTCCGCTGCCGGCTGGTGCATAATAACCACGCGGCAGGATCACATCATCTGCCGGCTTGAGAACGGAATAGCAGTCAATATTGTAAGTCTCTCTCACACCATCAAGTTTTCTTTCTGGGAAGGCGGTCAGGCCAGTGAACAGTGCTACTTTTGCTCCTGACCCTCCCTGTTTAGCCTGCAAGTAAATGCGTACCCAGCACTCACTGTCTGTTATCTTTTCTGTCATTGTGACAGAGGCAGATTCCCTTAAATCTGACGTGCTGTCCCGGTCAATACTGCCCTCAGTAAATTCAAATTCCTGCTGGTCTGTCCACGTCTTGGGGTCAACCGTTGTCAAAATATATCTTGCTGAAAATCCTTTGCTCCAATCCATCACATCACCTCGTTAGGATGCTCTGCGCTCCACTGTTCTTCCGTCACAGCGTCCAGTTCTTCCGAATCCACTTTTTTAATCGTTAGTGAGAAATCTGCCCTCATTTTATTATCGTGGTCTTTTTTCTCTGATACCTGTATATCGCAGGAAAAAGACGAACCGTCCGGCGTCCTAACGTGACATATTCCGGGATACGTTGCGAGGCGTCTCATTTGCTCAATCATCGTTGGTTCTGTTAGCGAGATACTTACTGCATCAATTTTTAAATCACGAGTGACTGCAGGGTTCCAGTCACCTTGTACAGAGCCACCAAGGTATACTGTCCTCTCAAAATCTTTATCCCATGAGTTATCTAAATCAAGGTTATACTGGATTTCGATAGATTCACTGTCAAAATCAATGATTGCCTTTTCGTGGGCTATCGAAAATTCGTTGTATAACCATGCAAACGAGCTATCTACTGTTATATAGTCGCCGTTGGCGGTTTTATTTACAACCAATATGCCTCCGTATTCGTTTAGCGCAGGGTATGGGTCAACATATTTCTGGCCATAGATTCCGTTCTCCAGAATCAATTCTGCTCTGTCTACGCTCATCCGGTACAAATCAAACGTATCCCCATCAGCATATGTAGTTGGTTTAGTAACAACAATACTTGCTGTTTTATTGTCTGCAATCGTATTTACAGTGGCCGTTGGCACTTCCGGCTGATGTTTCCACCGCACAACAAACGGTATCTTTTTTTCTGCCACATGGTCATAAATATCTGTAAATGCAATCTGTATACTGTACCTTGCACCGTCATCCATCTGCCCGATCAGGTCGCCCAAGGCAATACTGTAGTTATCTGTTTCACTACCGGTAAAACTGGCAATAATTTCGCTGGAAAAATGCTGTTCCTTTAATCCGTCCGGGCGCAGAATATAATAATCCTCGTCCCTGACAATCGTTACTTTTGCTGTGCCGGAAGAATCCCCGAAGGAAGGGGATATTGTTAGTGGTAGCTGTTCTAGATAGTTTGTTGTGCCTTCCGATGATTCTGGTACTGTCTGGTCGGCCGCCTCCGTGGTAACATCACCAGAATTATATGTCGTTGTTTCCGAGACGAGATTCGTTGTAACGCTGTCTATTGTAGGTTTTGCAACAATTTCGACAGCCACAGAATCTGACCATGCACCTTCCTTGCCTCCTTGTGCCGTAACCATTGCTTTTAGATAATGGATTTCTCCTACATTCCACAGATTACTCAAGAGGCCGTTTGCAGTATAGATTTTATTAATGTTTTCAATCGTTTCTGATAATGTCTCCATGCCGGAAGACATCATTAAAACAACGACGTTTCCATCTTTGCCTTTAACCGGCTCATCGTCAATCGCTTCCGCTATTTTTATGCTCGCTTTGCTGTTTCCGGTGTAGCCAACACTGCAAATAACTGTATCGTCCAGGGCAAGATAATTTTCCGTTGTTGCAAGCGTAGGAGTCGTTGGTGTCTCACTCAGAGATACGGAAACCGTATCAGACCAAGGAGATAACACTTCTTCGTCCCCGGACGTATCCCGCAATCTTACGCGGAAATAATATGTTTTTGCCGATTCCAGGGACCCGATATGCCATGTGGTCTCCCTGTCCTCCACGTCATAAGTAGTTGGGGCGTCCGTACTAATCCATGCGTCCTCATGGTCTGCCCATGATATAGTAGCCGCATCTGCGTTTTTCCATGACCAATCCCACGTTAATTCTACGGTATCAGATGCTACCGCCATTGCAGTTATATTTTTCGGCGGAACCGCAATTTTTCTTGTCTCTGAGTAAATCCACCCTGACTGCATGAGGGGGCTAAGTTTGTAGGTAATGCCAGGCGCTCCATTCTGAGGCGTAGAAGTTCCGGTAAAATTCTTGAGGGCAATCTGGTATTCAGCGCCGCCGGAAACGTCCGGACACGTAACCGTGATCGTCCCCTCTTTGTCGGTGATTGCAATAATACCTTTTTCTTCATTGTCTATTTTCATCCAGACGGCTGTTTTAGCGTCAGGCACTTCCGTGTTGCGCTCAATGCTGTTAATTGTCAGTGTTGTTCCTGTCGCTGATACCGTATCAAATGACGGGGATTTTAGGGCTCCTCGTGCCGCTACTCGTGGCTCAGAATACGCATATTTTTTATCGTGCGTACTTTGCACCCTTGTCCACATAATCTGGTCTTCCGCTATGCCGTCGTCTGTATTAAAATCTGCCGATACCGTGTAGTCATGGTATGCAACGGTTACTCCTGTGCTCCATGAGGTGCCGGTATACCTCTCTCCGCTTTCCGGCGTGTCTATGGCATATTGTAGCTCCATGGAATCCACAGGGCGGTCTTGTGGCGATGCCTGCACCCAGTTTGCCCATACATACCGGCTAGAGGAACCTATCTCTTTGCTCCCTGTGTTCTGTATGTTTGGACGTTCCGGGATGCTGTAATAATGGTACGCATAACCCCAACCGGAATCTCCGGCACATCCTCTCGACTTTACCCTTACAATGCGGCAGAATGTCATACTCTGTGTTGGGGAACCATCCTCTGTTATTTCCCATGTACCAGAAGCCCCTGTATAAGCCGAATTGGCAAAGCGAGCGTTCGCAATGGCGCCCTTATAGTTTGCCATTAATGCAGTCTGTACCTGTGTTTTTGCGAAATGTCTCGCATCATTCGCCTCGTATGATGTGCTCCAAGTAAAGGCACCTTTATTTGCGCCAGTATCATCAAGAGAATAAGAAACGGAAGGGGCATTTGGTGCATAAATGGTAAATGTCTTTGTGGAATGTGCGGCTGTATAGGTATGCTTTTTATCACTTTTTGTTTTGCCCTTTACCTTAAACTCTATCGCATTTAATAATTTTGATGAGACAGGATAATAATTTTTTGCATCAAGTGCTACTGTTTTTTTGGTTGCTGATTTTCCCACATCTATTTTCTTCCACTTTGTCCAATCCCATTTGGATGCACCGGCGTTTTTTGTATGTAGACGATACCACAGCCACTGTCCATCCTCATATTTTTTCGCCGGTATTTTCCAAGATATTGTAAATTTCAGATTGTCTCTCGATATAGACAGACCACTGGGAGCAGCAGATTTTTTATTTTTCTTTGCCATTATGCCATTTTCACCTGCCTTCTAAGCTCACTTGCCATCCTTCTTCCCCATTCTTCTGGGTTATCTGCACCGTTTACAGTTACATTAATAGTTACATCATTTTTCGTTCCCTGTGTTGCCTCTTTGATATCGCTCATTAACCTACTACGACCGTACAGCATCTCGTCTCCTGCTTCTCCTGCTCCAAACAATGTGGCGTCAGAAAATACATACGGGCTTTCCATAGCCTTTTTATACCAGCTAATGTGGAATGATGGTAGTGAGCCCTTTCCGCCAATACCGAACGGAGCTTTTCCGCCGGAAACACTCAGGTGCGGTAGGTTTAGGTGCGGAAGAGACCAGCTAAACTTTAAGGCATTCTTAAACCGTCCAGGGAAGCTTTTTACAAGGGATACTGCCTTAGTAAAGATGCTCTTTACAGCTGACGGTATCTTAGTAAACGCCCCTTTAACAGCGGATAAAATGCCGTTGCCCTTAAACGCCCCTTTGAATCCGTTTACGGCATTTTTAGCAGCAGTCTTTAAGAGCGATGGGAGATTTTTGACCCCTTTTATTATGCCAGTAACAATGTTTTTACCAAGCGAAAACCAGTTGAACGCTGTAAATATACTTACAATGGCTGTGATAATTTTAGGCAAATTAGCAATTAACAACGGAATCGCACGAACTAGGCCAATCGCTAAATTTGTTATGATCGTTACTCCTGTCGCAAGGATTTTTGGCGCGTTATCGTTAATGATACCGGCTAAATTTGTTATGATCGTAGGTACATATGCAATCAATACAGGGATAGAGTTAATCAACCCTTGCGCGATATTTTGGATAAGAGCCAAACCTGCATTTATTAGTTTTCCTGCATTGCTTCTCAGTGATTCCGTAAATTGCGTCAACATCGGCAACGCCTGTCCTAAAAAGGTTGGGATGCCCTGAGTCATGCCGCTGGCAATAGTCGTCAGCAAATTAACTCCGACCGAAGTAAATACATTTAGTCCTACGGAAATCGTAGAGGCGAGATTATTTAACAGTTGGCCGACAGCAGTTGTAATACTGCCAGAATTTTGAGTAACACTCGAAATTAAACCGTTTATGAGGTCGCCGCCGATTTTTGTCAGCCCCGGCAACTGACCACTAAAATTAATCGCATCTTGCGCCAGTTTGGAAAAAGCGCCGCTTATGCCGCCGGATTCCATCGCCTCAGCTAATCCACTAACCTCGCTTGTTATACCTTTGATGGCACCACGGATAGCGCCTGAAAAAGTATTGTAAAAACCCAGTTCTAAGCCCTCTGTAGCACTAGATAGTAAGGTTATGTCACCTTTTAGATTGTCTAGCTGTGTAGCCGCCTGCTGTGCCGCGGAGCCGGAAGAATCCTGTATTCCTTTCCAAAATTTTTGCACGGTCGCATCACTTGATGCGGTCATTTTGTTAAATGCCTGTAAACCTTGTGTTGTAAAAATTGTAGCAAGAGCATTGTTTTTTTGTTCCGCTGTCATACCCTGTAAAGAGCCATTAAGCTCGTCTACGAGGTCGTTAAAATCTTTTGCTTCGCCGTTTGATTTATAGGCAGATAACCCTAACTGGTCTAAAGCTTTTGATGCATTATCAGTCGGAGTATATAAGTCTGCCATTGCCCTATTTAACGCTGTAGATGCCTCGGAACCTGTCACGTTCTGCTCTGCTAGGCGGAGTAGGGAAAGTGTGACACTGTCCGCCGATTGACCGTAGTTTTTTGCCGTGGCGGCAGAACCGGAAAAGGCTTCTCCAAGTCCCCTTACGTTTGTATTCGCAAGAGTAGCACCCTTTGCCATTAAATCAGCATAATAAGATGCGTTGCCCATCGAATCGCCAAAGCCCTTTACAGCTCCGGCGGTATACGATGCCGATTCTTCCAGACTCATGGCACCGGCAGAGGCGAGGTTAAGCACTGTCCCGATGCCGCTAATCTGCTCATCCGCCGATAAACCGGCTTGGGCAAGAATGTTCATGCCTTCCGCTGCTTCCGTCGCGGTGTACTTTGTAGTGCGCCCCATTTCCTCAGCCTTGGCTTCAACATTCCCTATCTTATCTACGGTTGTTCCCATGGTAGCTGCTACCTGGGACATCGCAGTATCAAAATTCATCCCGGCATCTATTGACGTTTTTGTAAATGCAACGGCGGCGGCAGAACCAGCCGCCATGGCTGTTTTAGCCACCTTCCCGACTGTTTTAAATGCCCCGCCGATTTTTGATGTGGACGAGCTGGCGTTACTTTCTGCGTCTTTCAGCCCCTGCTTATATGCGGTGTCTTTGATTGCCAGAGTGACAAACAATTCCATCACATTCAATCACTCATCACCACCAATCCGGCTTTTTTAATGACGTCTGCGGCTATTTCTTCGCCAGTCTTTGTTACTGTTTGTTTTTTATTATTATCAATCAAATCAACAAATGATGCATAGAGATATTTCCCGCCGAACGCCTGCGAAATACTTTCAGTTACATATTTCAGCCCGTCAGCCATATATCGTTTGTAGATTAATTCCTCTGTATCGTCTAAAATCTTAGCTTTGACATACAGGAAAAAGCCTTTTACGCTTTTTCCTCTGTATTCTCCTGCGCATCTCCAGAGTGTCCGTCTGTTGCGTCTGTTGGCACTGAGAAAAAAAGCTGACGTACCTCCGGCTCATTGACGAGGTCAACCATACCCTTGATAACATCCATTAATTTGTGCTTTTTCTTGTATTCCTCGACTGTCTGTAATTCAAACGCCGCTAAGATTCCGATTACATCATCTTTGTGTGTTTTTAACAGTCTAGGGGCTGTTTTAGCGCCCCTAGCAAAGACCTTGATGTATTTCTCACCTTCCCGCGGCACAAGTTCCTGACACAGCTTAAGCGCGTCATCATCGTCTGCAATGTTTCCGATATGCTCAAGAGAATTCGCAATCGCTTCTAAACCCTGTTCTGCTGTTAATTCTGATAATTTCATGCTTTACCTCCTACGCCGCTTCGCCTGTTTTGATATAGACCTCGTAAGGTACTGTCTCTGCGTTCTTAATGCTGTAGTGCCCTGTGTATTCAAAATCAAAATTTCCTTTGGATTTATCATCTGATTTAATCTTAAAACCGCCTGTTGAGAGCGCATTCATAATTTTGATCGCAATAAATCCGGCGGAATCTCCGGAATTTTCGTCCGAATAGTCGCCAATCCACCAAATGTCCTTAAAATCTTCTGTCTTTAAATCCGTTCTTGGCGTCACCTTGTTTCCTGCCACGTCTGCCGCCGCCATAAAACTTTTAGCCTGTGTGGTATCCATAGTAACAGCTGTACCTGATAATTTTACTTCAATAGATTCGATTTCTTTGAGTTCCATTGTGTTTTTGGGTACGTTGTCAATATCTTCCCCGAAATCCGTAAAGGATGGTTCTGCGCTAAAGCTACAACCACCGCTGGTTGCCATGAGGATGTTAGTTGCTGTTATGGCGCCCGTTTCTGGCTCAAAAGCTGATACAATAATACCAGCGTTAATCTGTATTTTTTTAAAAAGGTCAGAAGGTACCTGTGTATACTTCATTTGCTCACCTCGTTAAATAGTTATAAATTGCATAGTTATTACTGTGTATCTGCGTACTATTGACGAGTCGGCCTCATCGACCAAAGGAGTCCACGGCTGGTCCTGCGACAGGAAAATAAATCCATCATCGCATTTTACCGTAGTGCCTCCTTGCAATCTGTCACTGATTTCTTTTGCTTTTTTGTTTGGGACTGCCTCAGATTCTGTGTGATACCAAATGTTTACAGTACTAGCGGCGGCCGCGCCTGTCCACCAGTTTGCTATAATCGGCTCATATGTGACAAAAGGGAAGGCGGTATCTTCCGGCACCCTGTTAGACGGATATGCAGTTATGCCGAAGGATGACCAAAATTGATATAGTGCCGCTGTTGGTGTCATGACGTTAACTCCCACTTCTCCGCCATAACCTGTGCTATGTCTAAATTGGATGATGCAGGAGATTCCTTTTCCCCTGCATTTGATGTGATTCTAAAAATCTTTCCGTCTTTTGTTTTTAATACATCATGATAGCTCAGCTTTACTGTTTTAGCTGTAGTGATCGTATATGTTGCTGTTACGCCCTCTTTCTCTGCCACTCTGGCAGACATAGAGGTATCTCGGACTATTGCCGCCTGTATTTTAGCGCCATCGACCCACTCAGTGATAAATCCACCTTCGCCGTCAGAAGTGCGCTTTTTATCCATGAGTATGCATTCCTGTAAAAATTCATTAATCAAACTCATGCCATTTTCCTCCATGGGTTCAGGCGCGCCCTAAAGGCATCTTGCCACGTGTAGATCTCGCCTTTACTGTTTGTTGCCCTACTGTACGAGTAGCCACCAAATGACTCCGACTGATACGCTCCTAAATTGCCGTTTTTCGCCTGCCACTCGCTGATTTCGTCCACCAGTGATAAAAACGGTTTAGGGATAGCCAATGGAACCACTACGCCGTCAAACGTCTCCTCTTGTAACGGGGCAGCATCGCCTTTGTGATACTGATAAACCCCGTCATTAAAAATAGAGCCGCTAATTAAATAGTATTGTCCATCCTGCAAAGGGAGACGAATCGCAGTGTCGGAATAACGTAGGTCTTCGGCGCCTTCCGTTGCATCTATGCACGTGTCAAAAAGCCATTCCCCGATTGTTATTTTGCCTGTGATTGCCGCCCCCTTGACCGGAAAGAAATTGTGAATGTGATTCATGATTTCATAAAGCACTCAACCATCCCCTTTTATTTTCCATTCGAACTTGCTTCTGAAACGGCGCTTGATACTTCTGGGATAGTTTCTGTAGTTCCGACAGTAACTACGCAAACACCGTCAAGGTATTCTGCCCACAGCTTCATCCCCATAATGGCGTATGTTTCGCCTGTGGCGTTTGTATAGTTGCCGCCTGCGTGGAATCCAATCAGATTTGTTTCACCAGATGTTGTATAGTCCAGCCCAAGCTTTTTAAAATCGCTGTCGCCGGGATCAATATAATATAAATCAATATTTTCCACAGGCGTTGCGATGACGGTTTTTGCTGGAATATAGTCGTCAGGAAGGAGGAACAGTGTGGAGAAGCCGAAGAAATTTTTGATATACTGTAATCCAAACATTGTCTGCACAGTAATCTCTTTGTCACCTAACCAGTCGTAAAAATCCATTACATTTGCAAAGCCTACGACTTCGGTTACGTTTCTGTTCATCCCTGCAAATTTGTTGAGTACAGCACCTTTTGCGATCGCCAGTGCTTTCTGCCACTTTTTCTGCGTTCCCTTTAATGTTCCTGTTTTTAAAAACGTGTAGAAATCTTTCAAAACCTTGTTCTGCAGCTCAACCATAAAGGCATCATCTGTCTTTTCGATTGCGACTGTTGCGCCCCATTTTGACACAGATTCAAGAGATAAAGATTTAGCGTATTTTTCTACGACAATATCTTCTCTTTTACTTTCCACAACCTTAAACTGTGTAAAAGGGATTGCCTCGCCCTCGCCTACGCTTGCGCCGCCCTGTAAGGCTTCATCTTTCATCTGCGCTTCGTAGGTTACTAAGCTAGTGCCCGGCTCTTTTCTGATGGGTTTAAAGATTCCTAAGATAGTTCTTAATGCATCCCAATTTTTGTCAAATCTTGTTACAAAATCAATTTCTCTCGCTTTGAGAGTGCTATCTGTATTTAATACAGTGCTAGTGGTTACTCCTGGCATTGTCTACTCCTTTCAAAATCCAAAAAGTTCGTGATTTTCCGCAATCGCTTTCTGACGTTCGCCCGCATCTTTAATTTCCATGATTTCTTTCTTGGTCATTTTCCTCGGTTCTCCTCCCGGTGGATTTGATACATTAGCACCCTGAGTTGTTTCAGTTGTAATATAATCGGCATACGCTTCTTTGATGCCTTTTTCTACCTCTGTTGCGTCCTCAAGTTTGCCGTCAGCTCCGATTTTTAAATTATCAATAGTCTCTTTTGATGCTTTCAGGGCAAGGTTAATTACTTTACTAGACACTCCGGAATCTTCAAGCATCTTTTTGTATGCGGCTTCTTTCGCGTTGTAGGACGCTTTCTTGTCCTGTTCGGATTTGTAGTTCTCAAAACCCGCGTGTTCTTTCTCATACTTGCCTTTCCAATCATCTTTTTCGTAGTCCTCCAATTTCTTCTGAAGACCTGGAACTTTCTCCGCATCCTCTTTGTATTTAATAATCTCGCCTTTTAAGCCTGTAACGGTTGCAGAGTGTTCCTCAATGATCGCGGAAATCTGTTCGTCTGTAAGTGCCATGCTTTTTAAAAAAGCTCTTGTTAATGCCATTTGATTACTCCTTTTCTTTGAGGGATTTCTTTCCCTAAATGACTATATGTAAATCACAGTACTTCGTGATTACTTTCTAAATGTTTTTGCGGCTTTGAGGGATTTTGCTCCAAATTTGCCGTCAATTTTTAATTTACATTTCGACTGGAAAATACTAACCGCATCTTCCGTCTTTTCGCCGTATTTGCCGTCAGTATCTAATTTCGAGCCGATAGCCCAGTTTAAAAATTTCTGTAATTTTTCAATTTCCCCTCTTGCACTTTTTAGCACTGTAATGCCGTCTAAAAATGTGTAATAGCCTCTTGGTGGCAATTTGGGGAATTTCCCGGTGTATTTAACATTTTTCGCTGTTTCGTCCTTCTGTGCCGCCGTTGGGAAGTCATGATATAAAATATTTAAATCAAAATTTCCGCCGTTGCCGGTTGAAACCTTGGTCGGAAATACGCCAGAGTTGGTATACTGCCACACCATAAGGTCAGCTACGTTTGTAGGCTTATAAGATTTGTTCGGTGTCGCTTTAAACGCCATGCGGTTATAGCCTTTGTAATAACGTGCAATCCACCAGTTTTTACACCTAACTTTGCTTTTATCGATATGCTCTGAAAAGTATGATTTACCAGTGTAAACGCCGAATTTATATCCTCTTGACTCAACAACAGTCTGTGCCGCATTGATGATTGATGCAATCATGCCTTTTGTCAGCTTAGCCTGCACTTTGTCCTCGATATCAAACCAAACGCCGTATTTAAAATGCTCCTTACTAATTTTGTCGAGGATGTCGCATACAAGTTTCATGTCTGACTTAGCTTTCGCCACTGTAGTAGCGTATGTGTAGTTATACACGCCCCATGGGATGCCCAACTCCTCGCATTTTTTGTAGTTTGCCTCAAACTTCTTGTCTTTGCCTAAATCTTTGCGGATAATCTTAATGATTGCACCATCGCAACCGTATTTCTTTATTTTTTTCCAGTCGATTGTGCCGTTGTATACCGACACGTCAATAATTTTCTTCTGTGCCATTTTTTTCTCCTTTATAATCTTCGATCACTGTAATTCCGTACTCAATGGCGCAGGTGTTTTCAATCTTGCATCCTCTCGCCTTTTCCCATCCCTTTGCAAAATACGCAATATCGGCAGTTGATAATAGCTCAAGCGATTTTCCCAAGAACCAAAGCGGTCTAGCATCTGCTGGAGCTGATTGAAAAAACGAATCAATAATCTCTACTGGCTCCCCTAACAGTTTTTCTGCGCTTTTAATTGCGTTTTCTCTCTCTTTTAAGATTTCCTCATCTGATTTGCCTTTCATCGGCTGACTAATAAATAATTTTTTCATTCCATCGCTCCTTTCAATTCGTTTGCAATGATTGCCGCGTATTCTTTTGCGTAATTTGCCGCCGCCGGTTTTAAATACGGTTGTGCCCTCTGACCGTTTGTGATATGCCACTGTCCCTTATCATCCTGATAAGTCCATGGGGTCTTTCGTCCTCCCTTGTAATACACACCAGTTCCCAGTTCTACATAGGCGGCATATTCTTCGTTACTGCCTATTATCTCAGTGAGATTTTCCAAGTCGGTCTGGTGCGTAATACTGTTTCTCAACGCGCCCGTATCGACCGGGCAAAGGTCTTTTGCGTGCCCCTCTGCGGCGGCCCCCGCCTGTTCTAATGCCCTTGCAAGTGCCATAGTGGTTTTTAAAATTACCTCATCTACATGACTTACAACATCAATATCCGCCATTATATTCGCCCCCTTTGCGTTGCCAGCCATTCGTAATAGGTCATGTCTTCCACGATTTCATTTCTGCCTGTCTCTGGATTTCTGACGCGTATCATTCGAGGTTGTGCCAGTTGGGTAGGTAGTGCAGTTCTTTGCGTACAGCGGCAGTTATAAACTTCTGCCGGAATCCCGCTTGGGTCTCCCGGGTACATAAGACCGTTTGAGTACGCCATGTTAAACGGTACTTCTTCGCCATCTAACGCCCTGTGGCTGTCTCGTGTCCTCAAGTCCTTTGTTGCTGTCCAGTGTTTCACTACATCAATTCCCATCTGGTAGGCTTCCTCGTATGCTGCCTGCCTGCCCCCGTTCTGCGCTCCTGTAAACGCTGTGCGGGCGTTTCTAATTGCGGCAGTATGATTCATACCTGTAACGTCTTGGAATCGCCCTGCGAGCTTTCCTATACTGTCGCCCTGTAAAACTCCTTGCAGTAGTGCGTTTTGCAGTTTTTTCTTGTTCCAATGCACATCCTTGCTTTTTAATACCTTCCGGGGTGGAAGAATCTTCTGCTTTCTGACCGTCAGCCGCTTAACTGTATGCTCGTCAACCAAATCAAAAGCAATATCTCCAATCTCTTTTATCTGTCTGTCAGGTATAAGAGATTTAATCATGTATGCCTCGAAGTTATGATTAAGAGCAATCACAAGTGGGGTGCTCTCATTGATGTATGCCGCGGCAATCTGGTTTGATTCTGTAAGCCGCTGTGCCATGTCCTCGCGTAGTGCTTCCCATCTCTGCCCTCTGCCGTACTGATTTATCAACCACGCTTCAAATTCTTTTTTTGTGTATTTCCCTGCCTGGTATGCCGCATATTCTTTAGCGTATCGCCTGGAAAACTGTTTAAAATAGTTTCTCGTTTTGCCGTCAAGCTCTTTTTCAGCCTGCTTATATACTTCTGCTAACCGTTTTTCTAACTTTTGCAGTTCCTGTTCTGTCCACTTGTCGGATGGATACATGTTTATTCATCCCCTTCCGGGTTATCTTCCGGCGCATCGGGTTCAGGTGGCTCTGTGTAGCGGTTATATGATTCTTCGTCCAGCTTTTTCAAAATGTCCGGAACTTCTTCCGGTGCGACAAACGGTAATTTTTTCAGGATGGTTTCTTCATCTAGATAATTAGCCGCCTCAAGAATCATGTCTGTTCGTTCCTTTTCGTTGCTGATTCTGTTTCGCTTAAATTGTGGTTCGTCATCAATTCCCGCAAGCTCCAGAATCTTCTCGATCGCATCGCCTACGAAGTACTCAAAATCATCTGCATTGTCGTCTAGCGGCTGGTATGCGGCGTCTATATGGTCATTTGTTGCTCCGGCGGCTATGGTGTGTACATCCAACGCCCCGAAGTCCTCATAAATTTCTGACCGCATCTGCGTGAGAAACTCTTTTCTAGCGGTATATGGTGGCTCTTGCGTGTATGCCTGCACTTGCCCTTCTTCGGCCTTTGCGATATGCTGAAACTTGAGCCGGTCTCTAAACTCCGCTAACTCATCGTCTGTCATACCGTCAGCGTTGGAAATTAGCCAATACATCTGTGCGCAGTCGTCTAGGTCATTGGCAAAACCGCTTTGCACTGCGTCGTAGGCATCAATTTTCGACTGCATCCCCCTCAGGGTGCTTGTATGCCTTTTGTTGCCAAACATTGGAACAATAGGGAGACTGCTATAATTTTCTTCTCCGATAATTTCGGGTTCCAAATTGTTTGCGGTCTCGATTCTCTGCCTATACGCCCGTTTGGGAGCGGTCTCTTTTAATTCCCCAAATTTACTCTCTGCGCTGTAGGTTGTATAGCCATCTACTTCGTAGAGCACGACCTTAAACGGTTTCTGTTCATCCAGCTGCCAGAATCTTATGCCTGCCATCAACGCCCCTGTGTCCTCATCCCACATCGGGGCGAACTGCGTAAAGGGAAATTCGTGCACGTGGTCCACATTCCAAAATAAAAAGGACTGACCATGGATTAATGCGTTGTAAGCCGCCTCTTTGATTCTCCTGTCAAACTGTTTGCCTAGCTTGTCCTTAACGCTCATGTCATTAAAAAACACTCCGTTTCCTAGGCTGTATGAACAACGCTGTGTATTTAATTTGTGAAAGAAATTGGAACATATCTGTGCGTTAGACGAAAAATTATCTATCTTTTTTTGACCTAATAGAGTGTAATAGATGCGCTGAAACTGTAAAATAGTCTCATTTTCCTGTGCGTCATACTTGTCCGCCCTTAACGCCTCTTTATATGCCCCTGTGCTCTCGTGGAATTTTATAAACTGATTTATAAATTGCCCTTTGTCTTTTGCGGCAACGAAATCTTGATACGATAGATACATTGTTATCACCCTAGAATTGATTTGTATTGTCTTGTTCGGCTGCGCTTGACGAGTTTTAATGTTTTTACAAAATACCTGATAGCGTCCATTGCGTGGTCTGACTGTTTTATAACTTCGTCCCTTCCCTTTTCAGCCGCTGTTGGGTCCCATGCATAGATACCAAACTCCTCAATCGTGTGTGTGCAAGATGGGTCAAACGATAATTTGTCTTGTGCCAACATCGTCTCAACGTCTGCTATCCCATCGTTAACAGTGTTATCTGCTTTTTTGACTTTATGCCCTTTGCTACGTAACTCCACGATGAGAGCGGTGGCGGATGGGTCAACGATCACTAAATCATCTTTCTGCCCGCTTAGCGTGTCCTCTAGTCCTTTTACTAGCGCACTGACTGTCTTCATGCGGTTGTTCTCCCTGCCTGAATAGTAGTACTCTTTTATGCAGTGCCAGTTGCCGGTATCTACTCTTTTCTGCCAGACGAGAAAGACGGTAGGGTTCTGCATACCAAAATCACTGCTCACAATTATCTCTCCGCTGGTCTTTGCCTTACAGACGTGCCTTTGCTCTGAAAACATATCGTACACAGGCCCTTCTGCCACTGCCCATTTGCCCAGTATGTAGCGTTGGTACCTGTGCGTCCCTGAGTACTCTTTTATCAACTCGTCCACTACCGCCGGAGGCAGGCAGCCATCATGTATGTTGTACGCCTGTTGGAATATATCGGCATCGGAATCTATAAATCCTTTAAACCAGTGCTTTGGCCCCGCCGGGTTGCACGTACCGTCAAAGTGACTGTGTGACGTTCTGAGACGAGATTTTAACATCTCAAACACTTCTTGATTCCACGTCGTCACCTCGTCGCCATAAGCATACTCAATTGTCGCTCCCTGTATCCTTGCAACGTGCTTCTTGTTGTCAGCACCTAGTGCATATACTTTTTTGCCAAATAGCTGTACTGTGTTGTCACTGCGTATCTCGCCAACTAGCTCCTCACCCCATATCTCTCTCATAGGGTCAAGTATGTTTCGCTGTAACGTGCCTCTGGTGTTTCCCAGCATCACAGCAAGCCCCAGTCCTTTTAGATGTGTCAGGCGTTGAGGAATTACGACTGCGTAGTCAACAAAGGATTTCCCGGAGCCTGTCGCCCCGGTCTTTACGTTCCAACGGCGGTTACAGCCTTGCAGGTATTCTGCCTGTTTGCTAGTCAATGGCACTATCGACACCCCCAAGGATTTCAATAGCTTTCGCCAGTGCTTTATCACTTGCACTCTCTGACTGTGGCTTATCACGCCATTGTTCTGGTTTTCTGTTCTTTAGCCAGAATATTTGTGCTGTCGTATCTGGCGCAACGTGCTTCTTTGTTACTTTTCGTTCCGTCATTACTCCGCCTTCGTACTTTTCGCTCGTCTCCTCGTAGCTGTATCCTAACGCCCGTTGCAACAGGCTTTTTTCCACTTGCCTGTCCACAACATCTTTTCCCTTTTTTAAGGTATCGGCTAAAATTGGAAATTTTTTCTTCCATGTATACAAGGTATCTGGGTTTATGCCGATGTTTGCCGCGATCTCTTTGTCTGTGCATCCATCTCGTGCCCATCCCTCTATCTTAAGCAACCCTTCTTGGGTCAGCCACTCCTGGTATTTACTTATCCCATTTTGGGGTCACCTCCTAAATACAACCATAACCCCGTAATGGATTGTTTACGGGGTTATATGAAAGGAAAGAAAATATGAAAAAAATCGTTTACATCAGTTGCATAATGCAACCAAATACAAGCATAAGGAATTGCACCTTAACAGCCGCCGGGGTAAAGACTAATAAGCGGCTGGTCTCTAAACACTTGTAGACCCCGCAACCTGTATGGGACACAAGGCACCGTGGGATAGGTGTCTTATGTACTCTCTTTTACGCGGGTGAGAGTTTACACTTTTACCACAAAAAGATAGAGGAGGTTATGTCTCACAAAAAGTTACCAGTACTCGTCCGTACAAGTGTATTGTACGACATCTTTTAAGCCATGTTAGACAAACATAAAAAAGAGAGGGAGATAATTCTCCCCCTCTAATATCCCGCATATTTCCCAGCCAAATTGGCGAAAGCACTAAGCCATCTGCGGACAGTCATTTCTGCGTATCCGAGCTTATCCGCCGCCCCTGCTATTGTGTATCTATCCTCAAAATACACCAGCTGTACAGCTTTCATTCTGTCCTCACCATTGTCCATCCCCTCTGTCTGTTTTATCGCCTTGTTAATAGCGTACATCCATAGGGCTGACTGAGCTGTATTTTCTGCAATTAACTTGTCTGGGTATTTTTTTACTTGTTTGACTGCGTGCCCATACCAATCGTGTTTCGGGTTACTCATTTTCTGTTTCCTCTTTGTGATTTTCTAAAGGCTCATTAAACCTTAAGAAATCTTCTAAATAGCTGCTCCAAGTAGGGCCTAACGTGACAAAATCTTTGTATATTACCGTTATTCTAAGGTTTTCGGCATCTACTGCAACATCCGCTACAATATATATGTCTCCCTTGTAATCTTTGTATCTTTTTCCTCTCATTTCCGCCTTAAAATATCCGGCTTTATTTTGAGCTTTTATTTCTTTAACAGTTAACATCTTATGCCTCCTCCAATTTTTCAAAAATTTTTTCGTAAGCTCCCACATCATACTTTAGTAAAAATTGTTGCACCTCGTTTTCTTCTAGTACCCTGCCTTCTTCGTCTCCATCCATCCATTTCGCCACGCCCAACCATCTGCCTTTTTTACTTCTGTATATTTCAGCGTTTACCAAGACGCCAAAAGGTCTTCCAAGTTTCATTTTGACCTTGTCGGAAATCAATTCCATCCTGTCTGTGTCGTATTTTAATTTATTTTCTACGTCTACAAATATCATTTTTCTCCCCTCCTAAATATGCTCATGTGGTTCGACCGGTTCCCAGTGTTTTTCAGCTTCCTGCTCAATCAATCGGTTATACCGCTCCACAAATTCGTCCTCGCTTATTTCACCCTGCATAAATTTTTCTGATATGCTCACGTAGGTGTCTGGTTTTATTGCGCCATCATCTTTGCAAGATACCATTTCTTCATCTTTTTCTCTTTTTCTATCTGCATTTCAGTAAGTTCTATTTCATTATCCACCGCCTTGACTGCATTTACAACACACCTCTGTTCCTCCTCCTTTTCGTGCCAATCAAGTACGAAATGTCTTAATGTTTCAAATTGTAAATTAATTATTGTCCGGTATTTTTGCAAAAACTCAGGAAACTTATTGCAGATAGCAATGTACAAGTAATCTGCGCAAATTCCTTCGTTCGGTTCAAACACTGCGTATCTTGTATCCAGTGTATTGTCATTTTTTAATTGGCCTACAGACTCATCCACGGCACTTAATTTTACATAGCAGCTCCCTGCCGTATATATTTTTCCAGCCACCGCACGTTCTACTTTGCATATCTCAAAAATATTGACTTTTTTACATTGCATTTTGATAATCCTCTAATGTCATTTGCCTGAAAGTATTTCTTGTATTCTGCGGCTTCAGCAATTTTCTATGTTCTTTCATAACGTTCATATCCTCCTTGCTGCCTACCAGTTCTTCCAGCATTTTGTACAGTTCTTTTCTAGTTTTCCTCTCTTCATTTTCAATTTTTTGCAGTTCTTTAAGAAGCGCTTCCATGTCTGGTAGAGGCTCTGGTTCAAACGTATCTACATATCTTGGAATATTTAGATTGTAATCATTATATTTTATTTCCTGATAAGAGGCTACGTAAGCATATTTTTCTACATCTTTACGTGCAAAAAAAGCATCGGTGACATCTCTCATCTGCTCCTGTGACATGTCGTTTTGTGCTGATTTCTTTTCAAATTGTCTTGATGCATCAATAAAAAGAAGATCTGGAGAATTTTTTTCTAAAATTAGTAAAAATACCGGGATTGCTGTATTTAAAAATAACTTATCCGGTAATCCAATTACAGCACTAATCCAGTGCTCTTTAACAAGCCATTCTCTAATTTTTCCTTCTGCCGCTCCTCGAAAAAGGACACCATGCGGAAGTATCGCAATCAGTCGCCCATCATCTTTTAATTGTTGTACACCGCGCAGTATAAATCCGTAATCGGCTTTGCTTTTCGGAATTTTATGTCCCATGATTGGCATCTCGTCCGCTTCTGGGAATTTCATAGAGTATGGTGGATTCATAATTACATTATCAAAGCATCCCATTTCTTCCGGTTCTACTTGTTTTGGGATACTTATATCATTATTTTTTTCTAAATGATATGTTTCTATTATATTTCCCCGTAAACAATCCGCCCGGCTAATGCTTCCTTCCAGGCCATTAATGCAGGCATCTAGTAGGGCAAACGGAATCGCACGCTCACTAAATTCCCGTTCGCATATTTTTATGCCATGCTCTTTTGCGGCTACCTTGCTTAATGCTCCCGTTCCAGAGCACATATCCAGTACACTGCCCGGCTTCATCATTTTTGCGACCATGGTGCAGATGCAATCCGGTGTAAAATCCTGTTTTAAAGTTTTTCTGTCTCCCTGCTCTTGCTGGAATATATCCCGGATGTCATCGTGCGTACTTTTCTTTATTAGCCTTATGATACTTTCTGCATTATCAGACAGTAACGCATCCATAATTGCATCCGGAAGCTTATATGATTCGGATACATGAAATATATCAAGTAAAGTTCTCTTCGAGTCCATAAAACCACTCCTTTCTTGCACGTTCCAGTTTATCTATTCCCCCTTATTCTTCCGCACGCTTTCGTCCACTCCCTCGCAAATCTCTTTTCCGCCAAGTCGCTTGGGAAAAGCTTTGTTTTTTTGTTTTTGTATCCTCTGTTTCTCAGCTCCCTTTCTACGGCTTCAATTTTCCCCCTCGATTTGGGTATTTTACGCAGTTCGGTCATTGCTTCCCTTAGCTCCTGCTCTGTACATTCCACCAAGAATGTAGCTCGGTCAAGGCTTGGTATTCCATATAATTTTTTCGCTACTTTGTTTTGTATTTTATCAAAGTCTTCATCTTTTAGCCCGTATGGCATTTTTACTCCTCCTGATTCGTACCCTGCTTACAAAGCTTTTCTACTCTTGCTGTTTAAGTGTCCACTCACACGGTAAGACCACATCCTGACCATTCTTTGTAAAAAACGCAGCCTTCGCAAGTTTGATGAGATTCACAATATTTCCTAAGTATTTCCTCAGACTTTCGTGCTTCTTCATCCTCAGACTTTCGTGCTTCTTCATCGGAAGCATCCATTAATCCTCGCTCCCTATAAGCTTGTAATTCTTTTAACGCTGCGGCGATTTCGGCAAGTTCAAGACCTGTGAACCCTCCGTTTTCTTTAAGCTGTTTTAATTCCGTAGGAGTACCGATATCTTCATATTCGGCAAGCTTTTTTAGTACAGTTCTCACGTCCTCTGTTGTCATTTCTGCTGAAGTTGTATCATCATATTTTCCTTTTGTATAAACAACTGTTTTAGTCAAAACCCTTGTTAATCTCTCCATCTATTTTCTTTCCTTTCCCCTCCGGAATAAATCCGGAGGAATCAATGGCATATAGCTCCACATGGAACCGTTAACGTGTTGCGTGTAATATGTATCTATCCTTAACCCTTGGAGGGTGTCCAGCTTTTCCATCTGCATGGTACAATGTTTAGCAAACTGCATACATATTCTTCTGCAAAAATACAGTTTTCGCAATATTCATGCTGGTTGCAATATTTTTTGAGTGTCTCCGCCGCTTTTCTTGCTTCTAAGTCTCCTGTTTTTCCCATTACGCCACCTCCCTGATCGTGATACCATACCGTTCAAGCATCAGTTTTCTCTTGATGATATATTCCGGATTTTTTCTTGTGCGCGGGGATTTTACGTCCTCGACAACAATCTTCCCTTCCTTGTCTGTGTAGCGGAAATCTGCTGTATAGGATACAGGGCGTTCTGTGGTGCCATCCTCTCGTTTCTGGCTGCCCACAAGGATGTATCTAGCCTGTCGCTCTAATCCTGTAATTTCTCCCGCTTCTTGCATTGCCGCAAGCTCTAAATAGCGATGCATTTCTCTCTTGCTGTCAAACTTTCCGGCTGTCGTAAAAATCTTTTTATTTCTAAATTTGTTCACAGGTAATTCCTCCCAAATGTTTTGATAAATTCTTCCCTCGTTCCGTTGTTCTCTTCCCAGTACTTCTGTGCTAACTCCTTGAGATACCTGTCTAGTGGTCCGTTGGGATTGCGATGTACTGCCTCACCGCCGTTGGTATGGTGACTCAAGCACAAATAAACTGTAAAACCATACTTTTCGGCTTGCTTTCTGTTGCTACTGCCATATAAAACATGATGCCTGTGCAGATTTTGGGTTGTTTTGCAGAAAAAACACTCTTTTTTTGTTTGTAGTACACTATTCATTGCTGGAATCCTCGCTTGCAAAATGATATTCCATTAAATCAGCAATCATTAGATATTCCTTTGCAATTTTTCCGTTTCGTGTTTCTTTTACCTGTTCTCTAAACTGTTCTAAACTTCCGTAAAAACAACCGCACTTAACGCCGATTCCGTCCTCTTTTGTCTTGTAGAATGTTGTGTGTCTAAATTCCGTGCCAAAACCTTTTATGCAAGCGTAATCTGCATTTCCGCAGACCACTGCATTTCCGCAGACCTCTGCATTTTCGCGGACCCATGCATTTTCGCGGACCTCTGCATTTCCGCGGACCACTGCATTTTCGCGGACCTCTGCATTTCCGCAGACCACTGCATTTTCGCAGACC